ATGTGTATATTTTTATTTTGTGTTTTTGTGTGTTGAAAAAGAAAAAAAAGGGAGGGAGAAACTCGCCTCCCCTTTTTATATTTAATTTAAACTTACGCTGGATTTACAGGGCTAAGTTTAGTGAATTGCTCCAATACAAAGAAATCAAATCCTAAGTCTGAAGACAAGTAAAGTTTAGCAACGTCACTTGGCCCGATCTTACGAGCAGAAGCACGTCCATCGTCAGTGATTTCCATGAAGCGGCTATAGCCATTCATTTCCTTGTAAACTAACTCGATACGGTTGCGAAGAACACCTTCAGCATCAGCCATCTTGTTCAATGGAATAACCCATCCACGTCTGCGTAAAGCATTAGTGTTAACAGCAGCCAAAGTAGTTGGATCTTGCATGAAACGAGCTTGCTTCAACATGAAGTTGTAACCATCTACAATCAAACCTTGGAATGAAAGTGTACCAGTTAATGCTTCAACATCACTCATATTACCACCGAAGAATACGTCAGCAATTGAAGAGTTCAATGCATTTACGTTAGCATTTCCGAAGTAACCAGTTGAGTTTGCATCTTCGTTAAGTTCAGAGTATAACTCTTGAGTCAACCAAGTCAAGAACAAGTTGCTAGAATAACGTTTAGACATCTCAGTAGCAATAGTACGCAAGTCATCAACACCGAAAGTTCCAGCAGCAGCACCAATCTCAGCAGTGTATCCTCTTGAACCAATCTCAGTATCAAGACCAGAGAAAGTTTGAGGAACAGCAGAGTTAGTTTGAGCTTGACCAAATACCATTGACAAAGCGATTTGCTTAATCAAACGATATTCAGCTTCGTCTTGACCTTCGTAGAAGAAACCATTCATTTTCTTAGTACGACCATCACCGTACTCAACTTCCATGAATTGAGGGGCGTTAGTTTTTTGAGTACCAGTCAATTCGTAAGTTTCCTTGAAGATTTGAGTCTGCCAGTTGTACTTAGTCCAGAAAGACTGAGATGAAGTTGGTTGATCTGAACCTTCAGCCCATGCAGAACCTACAACGATAATTGTATGAACTTCAGCAGCTACTAATACAGAAAGAGATCCAGCAACAACAGCGTCTAATGTAACCAAGTAGTCATCTGAAGATGCAACTTTAGTAACAGCAGATACACGAGCCAAAGGAAGAGTAGCCTCAGTAGCAATCATAACTACTTGACCAACTTTTGAATAAATCAAGTTGATGTCAACGCTATTGATTGTTTCACCTTCAACACGAATAACAGCCTGGTTGCTAGTTGGAGATGATTGTACAGTACCGCTTACAGCAGCATCGTAGAAACCTTTCTCCCAGTGCCATCCAGTGATGTTTTGAACACCACGCTTCATTCCTAATCCCATCAAAAGTTGGAAGTCAGAAAGACCGTTGTCACCGTACTTGTTTTTCAAGGTACGTAAATAGTGTGGAACCAAAAGTCCACTTGTGTATGAAGCGTCAAATAACGATAATAGACCGCCATTTAAACCTTCACCCGAAACAGGAGCAAATGTATTTGCCATTGTAGTAAATGTTTAAAATTTATAAATCACTTTTTATTGTTGTGACTCGAAGTACCTTTGCAATTGAGACTTGTCAGACTTAGCGTCAGGTTTCTCGTGTTTAACTACCTCTGATCCATTATGGAACTCTTTAAGTGCTGCTTCTTGGGCCTCCCCTCTCACAGCGGTTATTAAAGCTTTATATACATTCTTCGCCTCAAGTGCCTCAGCACGTGTGCGGATGTACATATTTATAGCATCCATATTTTGTTCATTGGCAGGTAAAGGGTTCGCAGAAATAATTCCCATGACCTCTTGATTAATTAAGGTTCTAGTTTCCTCCGACACCGAAGTCTTTACTTTTAAACCGTCAATCTCAATGTCAAGTTCGCTAATCTTTGATGCCTCTGTTACTATAGGCTTCCAATCACCAACTAACTTATTAACACCATCTTTTTGAGTGTTAATTTGTTCTCGCAAAGATGCAATAAAATCTTTATTCTCACCAATATTATTTAATTTTTCTTCAACTATAGAGATGTTTTTTCCTAATTTCATTTTCATTGTCTTAGGAATGTCCTCGCTAGTGGCATTTACATAGGTGTTATTCTCCTCTGCAATAGTCTCGCAAATCTCTTCAAAGGTCATATCATTTAAGAGAGATGGATCCTTAATTACCTCAGCAAGTGCCATAGTCTGAATAGGAGTATCACGCATATCAGATGCAGTCTTACCTACAAATTTATCAGCAACATCTAAATCATTGATACCCGTACTTTTAATAAAGGCATTTAAGTTAGCCAATTTTTCATTAGCAAAAGGAGATTCCAATTGACTAAATAAAGTTTCTCTCTCTGAGATATAAGGTTCAAACTCATCAAACTTTTTAGCACGCTCCTCAATGGTCATGTACTTCTCTTTGATAGAATCGATTGATTCAAAATCTCCAAAGATAGCCTTTAGATCAGACGCTCTAAATGTAGCCTCTTCTGCTGCTGGAACAACAGATCCATCGCCTTCATTACCAACTGTTCCTGCAACAAATTCAGGTGTACTTCCTAAATCAGCTTTGTGTTCATCCTTTACTCCCAAGGCATCAAAGATGCTGGTAGCTTTTGTTTCATTTTCCATATGTGTGTTATTTGTGTGTGTTTTTTACTTTACTTTTTTCTCATCGAGCCTGTAATCTCTGCTCCGGTCTGTTCTTGAAGGAATGCCTCCGTCTTCAGCTCGGCAAGATTACCCTCTGTCTTAGCGGCCTGCATAGCTTGCATTTCCTGTATTCTAAGTTGAGATAGAACTGTCTCTTGCTCAATTGTAGCATTTTTCTTAGCGTCTATCTTAGCCAACTCGGCATCTAATTTAGCTCTCTCCAAGTCAATTAATGATTGTGATTGTGCCTGTTGGTTTTGAGCAGACATTTCGTCATTATACTTTCTCTTCTTAGCAGACTTATAATTTAAGTACCATGTAGCTTCTTTGATTCTACCTTTCTCCAACATTTCAATGATCATAGTGTAGTCAGCAAGCTCAATCTCAGGCATGCCATTACGGCCTACCTTAAGTGCAGTTTCTGCCGCTTCCATGATTTTAAACTTTTGAGTTTGAGAAACTTTATTTGAGAGAGAAAGGCCTAACTCGTCAAGAGTCATTTCAGCACCTGTCATCATAGCGTCTACAGAAGCTTGACCAAATACACCACTGTAGTAATCTCTTGTAGGCTTATCGTATCTCATTGTGGTTAAGGCACGGAGAATAATATTCTCTGAGGCTTTAATTTTCAATTGTTCAATACCTTGTTGTAATGGCCATAGAGCGTTATTAGTAGCCTCAACCTCAAGTTCTGCAATACCAACTAGCTTATCACCTTTCGCAGGAGATCCTGCCATTGTTGGAGTGATACCTGTAATCTGCAATAGTTTCTCAACATCGTGCTGATAAGCTGTAATCCATTCCGCTAATTGCTTACCAATACCACCCTCTAACTCTTCAAATGAACGAGAGGTATTTACCTTACCGCCTAAGATTGAAGACTTGTAGAAGAAGTTACCCGTCTGTGAGTAAACTTGAACAAGATCAAATGGAGTGAACATGGTGCCGGCAATACTGTTAATATTTAAAGCCCCAACGTCAATTGCAATACCCTTAGGAGCAGCAGCTAATTTAGCCGCCTGTAACTTAAGGTGATTAATTTGCATTGAGTCATAGATAGGCATTGCCGTCTCTGTAATAGATTTACCAGGCACTCTAAGGAAGCGATAAGAGAGTTGTGGCTTTTGCTTATTAACCCTCTTCATATTCTTCTGCTTACCACCTACAGTAATATTAGCACCCGGCAAGAAATAACCTTCGTATATAAAATGGCCGTCAACAACTACCGTTTTCTTCTTATCTGTATTTACAACATCTCCGAACATATCTTTATAAAACTGAACGCTTCCATCTCTATATCTCTTCTTAAAGAAATTGCTATCTTTTGAGATATATTCAAATTCAAGAACGTCAACAAAGAAATCATCGTAGCGCATACGGTCCGTGATAGTATCTCTTTGAGAGTACCAAGACCAGCCGTATCTATCGTTAGCGTAAACAGTATCGTAAGACCACTTAGCAATCTTTGACACAAGACCTTCAGTCTCATCCTCCGTGTATCCATTTTGAAGGAGAATCTTACGAACTTCAGGCAAACTATATTTTTGGAAGTGACCTCCGAAAGGACTGTTATCACCTTGGCTTTCATCAGTCCAAGCGCAAACAAATTTCGTAACGTCAATATACTTAACCTTTGCCATTCCTGTGTCAGGATCAGTGAAGTCCTTAACTACAACAAATCCAAAGTTCATAGCATCATCCTTAAGTTGACGCTCAATCTTTGTCCAATCACTATTTTTTAAACCGAACTCAGCAAGTTTTTCTATACCGATCTCAAAGTTTAATTTAAAGCCACCAAGTGTTTCATATAGCTCTAATTCAGTAATATTTTCAGGAACAAACTCATTCTCCGATACTTGAGGTTTACCTATTTTTCTTAAAATCGGATCTAACTTACTCTTAATGTATAATTGGTACTTCTTCAATGCTCTTTGATTGCGAGCGTCTGGATTAATAGAGTCTACTTGTATTCTCTGATTCTCTGTGCCTAATACAGACATGATAATTCTCTTGATCTCAGGAGCCATAGAGAATGGGGTAAAGTCAATATTTGCATATCCTTTACGCTTACCACGAGCATTGGCCATGTTTAAACCTGTATTCGAACCCTTGGTCTTTTCATCTCCACGGCTAGCCCACATATCAATATACTTCTGAGGACTTTGTCTCCCTTCAGAATAATTTTTTATTTCAAATAAACGAGCTAAGTCATGTCGACTGTAGTACGTTTTGTTATTTTCATAACGATAAAAAATGGCACGGCCCACTTGAGATAACCAGTTGTTATTCTTTTTCTTAGGATCGATATCATCCCTAGGCCAAAGTACAGTATATTCGTTCATATTTTAATAATCAAAAGTAATCAAAAGTACCAAATAAATCACCATCAATTTTAGAAGCTTCTTCATTCATTTCTACAAATTTAGGATATAATGACTTACTTCCCAAAAGTGCATAGCCCCCAGCGGTAAAAATATCGTATTTTGTCATCTCTGCTCTCCCGTCAATATTTGCCGTTTCTTCTAAAATTTCAATATGATTTTCATACTCACACCCATCCTTCAAGTACTGCTCCCACGTGTCAAAAATATCTTGCTTTGCTGAGTTGTTAGATCCATCTGTGGTAATTCTACCAGGCAATGGCTTCTTTTCCCCCTGCTCATTCATATCATATAATAAATACCCACTAAGCTTCCACTCTAAGAAGTGTTCGTATAGGTGAGTAATATTCATCTCGGGATATAACATAGCTCCGTAAAACACGCAAGCCTTTGCCATATCATCAGCATATTCCTCTCTCCCCACATCTCTTTGTTTGTAAGTAAGTACAAATTTATCACTATTCCATTGACTACGCAATTTTATTTCAGTGCCATTATCACCATCGGTAGACATGTCTCTCTTGTAGAACATAGCTCCGGCATGGTAAGATTTCTTCTTTCCACTAACCTCATGTGTTTCATATTTTGCAGGATCGGCTCCCAGTACGTATCTATTCATTACATTCCATGATGGTCTCCATGACTCAGTGTCTGTATCCCACTCCTTTAAATTACGAAGTCCGTGTGGAGGAAGATGAGATATAATAAATTTACCTTCATCGGATTCTTTTAGGATAACACGAGATCCTCTGCCCGACTCCCACTCGAAGTTATATCTTCTTGTGAGATGAGGCTGGAACGTAAGCTCACTAATTCTCCTTCTAATTTTCAACACAGGAAAGGATGAGTCTCTTGATGCTGACATAAAACATTCCTTCAGTGTGAATGGAAAGTTTTGCATCTCTTCAATTAACCCTGTCTGATCATCACTATCTTCAAATGATTTTCTTTTGTTTTTCAAATATGTCTTAGCCCCAATAGATACCATACGGCCATCACTATTTTTAACAGGTCTCTTCGGATCTTCAACAATAGAATTGCCAAATTCATCAATAAAACCATCAAGGCCATCATATGCCGGAAAGAATATTGTAAATAAACCTGAGGCTGTCTGGCCATTATCATTTCGAGATTCAAACTTAGAAGCGAGGATAAGTCGCTTCATCTGGTCTCCACCACCCTTTTCCATTTCACCTAAGGTAGATGTTAGAAGTCCTAAGCCGTGAATGTAAGGACCTTGAGCAAGACATTTCATAACAACCCTCCACCTGTCAATAATATTCACGTTAATACCGTTCTTAGGATCAACCTTACCCACCTCATCGTGGTGAATAAAGTGAAGTTTTTCCATGTCATACGCTCTCTCTCCAGATGGTCGGTGATTTATCCAACCCTCGTGTGGAGGAAGAGAAGTTGTCCCAACACCCCCAGCTGTTCTATTTGCTGGTGCCGTAAATTGTATGGCTTCCTTTGGAACGGAGGATCCTTCGGTCATTAACTTGAAGAAGAAAGGCATTCTGCGGAGACGCTTGGCAATGTGATCCACAAAAACTTGCGTGGAGTGGTAGTCAGACATACTCTGTATTCCACCAAAACGCTGTATCCCCATGGTTGCCGTTATGTACCAGTTTAAAAAACCTGCACGTGAAGTGGCTCCCTCTCTTCGGTGCTTAGGGTAAATAACTCCGTACATCGTCCTTTCCCCAGTATCAATAATAAAGTTCCCTTCCTCAACATAACACTGAGAATTAATATCTTTAAATTCCTCAACACTTTTTTTATTGTTAAAGTATCGAACAAAGGACTCATTGCCATCTGTATAAACTACCTTAAACTTAAATACTCCGTCACGTGTTGTGTACGAGTACATCACCCCGGCAAACCATCTTCTATCTCTATCTCTATACTCAGGTAAACCGTCTCTATTCTTAGGATTACCAATGGGCCAGAAGTTTAAGTACGTATACATGCAACCCGGTATGTATGTAGGTTTGCCGTTGTTAAAAAAGAAGTATCCTTTATAGTGTCTTCTTACTTGTTTCTTGATCCAAATGATTTCTTTGGAGTAGTATGCAGCATTGCTAAATAACTCCTCATCTATATCTTCAAGACGAATAACTTCCTTAGGCTTAATCTGTTTTTTCTTTCTAATGACAGCCTCTATATCCTTTAATTTAGCTGGCATTTCTTGATACTGGAATCTTTGCTTTTCAGGAGAGGTTCCGTATCCATCTATTTTTTTTATAGCCTCTTCGTAAGGTAAATTGTAATACTCTTCAGGCGTGGATACAGGCACTTCAATTTTAAATAAGTCCTCATCATCCGTGTTTAAAAACACAGACTTGTCGGCTATTTGATATGGGTACTTAGTATCACGCATCTATGTCAGGAAACACATCCCCCTTGTCTTGAAATTCACGAATATATTCTTCAGGTCTGATGCCGAGCGAGTCGAGCAAAGTAAACTCAGTTAACTCATCATCTAGATCCTTACTTTTTTCTCCTTGTAAAAATTGATTCTTGGATGCGGTAATTTGACTCATGGTCATATTAATAATCTCCCTTCGAGTCTTCTCTGCTTGAACTATCTTCGCTTGAGCAACTTCATCCTCTGCCTCTAGTTTAATCTCCAACTCCGTGTAACGCAAGAGAGCTTCTTCAGCAGACTTCCACACCATATACTGCTCACCACCCATAAGTAACAAGAAGTATATTGCCCTTCTATTTACACCCTTAATTTTCCAAGACAACATATCGGTAATATGCTTTGAGTAAGGAGGCTCAATATTTAAACATTGCATAGCCCATGTCTTCCTTCTCTTTAAGTCAGGTATGCCCTGTCCTGGAGATCCTAGGTCATACATAAATATTAAATACCTTAGAACAAGATCTGGATCTAATTGTTTAGGTAAATCATTTGCCGAAAATACTATAGAGAATTTAGAAAGATCTGAAAATTCAAATAGAACCGGCTGATCCATAGGTATCTTATGGATCGGATATTTTAATTTCTCAAATTCAGTACTATCGAATTTCATAACCCATTACATCATTGTGTCTAATTAAGAAATATCTCTCCTTAAGCTTTTTATTTAAGTGAGCCTCAAGTGGAACACCACGATCTTTTCTCACCTTAACATGCCACCCTTCTTGAGGAATAGCATCGGTGCCAAAGGCAAGTTCTTTTTCAGGACTAGGGCCACCAACTTTAATTATTCTCCACACGTCTTTTTCAAAAGTATCTTCTTCATCTTTATCAATCGTAATAACAAACTCACTTTTCTTTTTATCTTGTAAAGCTGGTAGAACTAAAGAGAATCCGTTAGGAATAATCATCTCCCCATCACGTATGGTAAGATAAACCATTTCTGGATTTGCAAGATGAACTTGAGCGTTTCCGTCAAACATGATTCTATTTGACGATCCGTACACACCACACATTTCTCGGATCTCATTGTACTTAATAAACACACTGTCTCCCTTTTTCCAAGTTAAATAATCGGAGTGTACAGTGCAGTCAATATTTGTCCAATATTCGGCATCTTGACCATTTTGGTGAAGAGACATATGTATTCTAGTGTCTCCTATGTTAAAACCCGTAACTAAATGATTTCCATCATTTAAAATAACAGGTAAATAATTCAAATACTTCATATAATGTTTTTTTCGTGTGTAAAATTGAAATACTTTTGTATAGGGCTGTTCTGGTCCTATAATGTGTGTTTTTTATTTGTGTGCAGAAAGTGGGAACAACGGTTCCCATTTTTTGTTAGTGATTTCTTAAATGTGTAAACATAAGGAGCAACAATATTGCCCTCTATTATTTTCTGTCTCATAGGCAGTATCAAATGACAAAATGTGTAATTTCATAGTTCTGAATTGTTTTGTTTTATCTAACATTGCTCTGCAAGTAACCTTCAAGACCTTCATCATGATTCCAAATAAACGCCTGGGCTGTTCTTAACGCTTGATAACCCATCTTCCTATGCCATTCATCTAAAGCACATATTGAAGGAAGGAATCTCACCTTAACACCCCGGTATTCATTCACCTGTTCTTTATGGTAATGTCCACAATGAGCTTCTCTAAATTCAGTTGTTGCAAACATTTCCGGTTGCTCAGTTGCCATTATTAGTGGCATGTCAGAAGGCTTTTCGTTATCTCCATGGGTAAACATTATCATGTTTTTACCATATCTATAATATTTCCTAGGCATTGTAGAGTTGTCTACATTTACATTCGGATCATTTCTATACCAACCTGCTATAACATCTCCAGCATAAAACATTCTCTCGTAGTCATGGTTTCCTGAGACAACAATGATATCAACCGGGGCCACATCTTTTAAGAAATCTACTGCTCTAACTATTAGAGTCCAATAACCCTTAAACGATTCTTTCCATCCAAGCACATCATGTTGAGGGGTACCCTTTGTTGTAGCCATTCTCATACCGTCTGTATTCATCCCATCATTTCCGATAGGGAGAAGAATCTTTTCAATATTTAATCCTCGACTTTTGTTAACTAAGTCCTCAATAGTGTCAAGGAATTGTTTCTCCATTTCCTCTAGTGTAATATCCGTTAACTTTCCATAGTGAATATCAGGAAGAGAGATTTCTAGAGTTGACTTCACTTTGTAGTCAGGTCCTCTACCTTTAGTTATCACTCTAGCTTTAGGGCTATAACTAGCTGCAAACTCTTCAATGTCTTTTTGAATCTCTTCAGCTCTTCTCTCACTTTTAGTAACTACAGAGAACCGCTGTTCTCCTTTCATGTTTTGCCAATATTTAACAGAATTAACCATTGAATGGTCAATACCATTTTTATCTAAATACTGCTCAAACTCAGTTATAACATTATCAGAATCGTTGGACAACTCAACCTTTACCACTTTCCTGTCAACTTGTTTCATTTCAACCCTTGCAGACTTCAAAGCTGCTGTAGCGTCTTTTAAACTAACCTTAAATTTTCTTGCTATATAACTTGGACCTGATTTTAAGTAACCTGGCCTGGCGTGAAGTATCTGTACTAATTGTTGTATTGTCATATAGCTTATTTAAATATTTTCAAACGATACCTCACTTGGTGTTGTTATGAGCTTCGTTTGATTTTAATAAAGTAAAATATTCTACAAAAGTTTTATATGGAGAGTCAACTATCAGAGGCTCGCTAGAACCTATTAAATATATTAATGTTCTTGATCCTATAGATGCCGAACCGTCATTTCTAAACTCAACGTCTGCCTGGATAGCAGTTACTTTAGTTACGTCAAAAATAATAGGAACGTAATCCGTGTACAGGCCTTGGCTTGGGTTTGCCTCAATCTCTTCTTCGCTATTCCAAACTACACAATACGTGCTGCAAAGAACCGGTAATGGTACAGATTCTTCTTGTTCTTTCTTTTTGGATTTGAAAAACATAGATTTTATTTTATCCAAAAATACAAAAATCCCCCTAAACAAGGGGGACTTTCTTTTTGACTTAAAACGGGAGGTCGTTTTCGTCTTTATTTTGGCTTGTGGTATGAGGGGCGTTTTCTGTTGGGGCTGTTTCATTATTGCTTGATTTAGATTCACCTTCAATCTTCCATGCCTGTAACGAGTTGTAAACCCTTCCGTTATGCTCTCTTCCTTTGAGATTAAACTGAACGTCAACTTCATCACCCGGTTTAAAAGGATCAATGATAAACGTGTTATTGTTTATAAGCTGAAACTCAATAAGTTCAGGGTACTTACCCTCAATCTCAATAACAAATGTTCTAACAGCAAACTTGTCACTCTTTTGTTCGGTCTGACCTACCGATTTGATTTTTCCTTTAATATTCATTTTATGTAATTTTGTTTTGCAAATATACTTGCATTTATTTTGAATAATATATTTGAGTTTGCGTAGTTTTCAACAATTCGGTGTTTGTTTGTTATTAAATTTAATTTGGAATATTTGTAAGAGTATCACTACATTTGCAAAAGTAAAAACACACATAATAAAAAAACCATGTTGAATATTGACAAAAACATTCCGATCCCAGATAGCAGTGGAAGAGGACGCAAGACAGAATACATCTTGCCTGAATTAGAAGTTGGTGATTCTTTCTTCGTTACTGGAGAGACATCAAAGTACCTAGCTAAATTGTTCTACCAAAAGAAAAAAAGAAACTACGAGTTAACCGCAAGAACTATGGATGGCGGTGTTCGTATTTGGAGAGCAGCGTAAAAAGTATTACATTTGTTTCGTTGGAGT